GGGGATGCGCTCCAGGCCGTACTTGCGCGCCGCCTGCCAGTACACGTTGCCCTTGCCGCTCTCGGTGAACTCCTTGAGCTCGAGGTTGCGGCTGCAGACGTGCATGCCTTCGTCGTCGTTCCACACGGTGCAGCTGGTGCCGTCGTACTTGACGGTGGCAACCCAGTCCCAGCCGGTCATCATTTCTTCCAGGTTGCGCACGCGCTGGAAGTTCTCCTCGTCGGTCTTTGGGATGAAGCTCGGGAAGTTGCCCCGCACGTCGCCCGCAATCGCGGCCGGCACGGGCTTCTCGTGCTTCTTGACGCCAAGCACTTCGGTCAGGTCGGTGCCCGGCGGCATGGCCAGCTCGTCCTCCCCGGCCGGCACGATCACGCACTCGCTGGGCACGCCCTTGAACCGGGCCATGCGCACGCGCCACTTGTGCTTCTCCATGAAGCTCCACCGCGGCCCGGGCTGGAGCACGGCGTCCTGCAGGAACGCGACGACGGAGTCCCCCGCGCTGATGTCCTTGCCAACGACCCCAGACCACAGGCCCTCTTCGCCGCAAGACACGAACGCCTGATGGATTCGGTCTGCGCCTTCGATTGGCCGGGTCTCCGTGACCCGACCGACAACTGCCAACTTCATTGCTACTGCTTCCTCTCCGTCATGCGCTGCTTCAATCGCTCTTGCATCCCCTTGCAGCGATAGGGGTCGAGCTCTTCGTAGCGCTTGGCTGCGTGCCATGCGTACGTCTTCCACGCGGGCATCTGGGCCAGGCTTGCCAGGTGATCCAGGATGCCGTCGGCATCGATCACTGCTGGCGCTTCAGCCATGCAGTGCTTGCCCATTCGCGCTCTGGCCTGCCGGTGCGTGACACCGCCGTCTTGCCGGTGACGTCAGCTAGGCCGTCGCGCTGCAGCTCGGGAAGCCTCCTGGCCACGGCCACGCCGTCCAGTCCGGTGACGTGGGCGATGCCGTCTTTGCCGAGGGGCCCCATGGACAAGCACTCCAGGATTCTCTCTGCGTGCCGCCGGGCCAGGCCGTCAGCGGCGCCGGCTGCGATGTAACTGGTGACGGGGTCGCTGGCGCGAGCCCGCACATGCTCTTCGTTGATCATGCTGCCCTCTTGCTTGCTAGGTCACGGATCTCCTTGGCGGTGACACTCACCTCCGCCAGGAACTTGCTGACGCCGGCCTCGAGCTCGGCGATGATCTTGTCGTCGCGGTAGACGCGGTTGATGTGGGTCTGCAGCGACTCGGGCATGTCCTCGCAGTACGACACCACGTCGTTCCACTCGCGGCCCGCGATCCACAGCTCGCCGTAGATCTGCCACTTGTACTCAGACGGCGGCGCGCCCTTGAGCTGCAGGTATTCCCAGTGGATGGCTGGGATCGGGCACTTGAACTCGACCATGCCGTCGGTGCCGATCAGGCCGTCGGGCGACACGCCGCACTCGAGGAACTTGTGCTTGACGAACGGCACCTCCTCGACCATGTGGCCGGTGATCGCCTCGTACGCCATGCGCGCGAACGGCTCCTTCTCTTTGCCGCGCTCGGTGTGCGCGTTGCCCTTGAACCCATCGGCCATCACCTTGCCGGTGACGACCTCGAGGGCCAGGCGCATGCGATAGTTGCGGCGCGTTGTGGACTCTTCGCCGTTGCGGCCCTTGGCCATTACGTCGGCGAAGTGGCTGCCCGTGGCCAGGCCTCGGCGCAGCTCCAGCCACTCGGGGCTGCCCTGCTCGATGATGTCGCTCATGCTTCCCCCGCTTTCAGCATGGCGTCGGCCATCATGTAGCACCAAGTCGCAATGCCTTCAGGTTCGCCTTGTGTGTTTGGACATGCAATGAACCCCCGCATAGCCTTCGCCGCAAGGTCGTCACGCAGGCTGGTGCGAATCATGTCATCCAGCCAGTCGGTGCCGCTGTTGGGCACGCGCAGCTTGATGGCCGCGTACTGGCGCAGGGTCATGCCACTAGATGAAAAATGCGTGGGTGATGGCGAGAATGGAAACGCCGGTCCACCTGTGTTCACGCTGCTCATACACCCTCCACTCGGCCGATGGCCTCGAAGATCGACTTGGCCGTCTCGCTGCACTCCAGGACGGCGCCGTCCGACGTGCGCACGATCGAGCGGATGCCGTGCCACTGACTGCTCGCGCCAGCCTCGGTGACACGCAGGATGGCCTGCGCCGCGACGTAGTGCTCGACGTAGCCGCTGCTGGTCGGGGTGGTGAGGCGGATCATGCGGCCTCCTTCTCAACGTACTTTTGGTGATCCCTGACGTCTGCCATGCGGCGCGCAGCGATGTCGTAGAAAAAGCGGTCGCGCGGCGCTGTCACCCTGTAGGCAAAGCGACCAGCAAAGTACACACAGAATTCGGCGCCGGACTGCAGAACGGTCGTGTAGGCGACGGTGATGGCCTGGCCGCCAAGGCCGCCAAACCCGAGCGCGGTCGATCCCCAGGCCTGCGCGAACATCGCGTGCACCTCAATGTCGTCGTCGGCGGGGCGGCGCGTCTTCTTGATGCGAAGATCCTCTTTGGTCTTCCGGAAGTGCTCCCAGTCGCGGTCCTCGTACTTGATCGGGCTGAAGCCCTCGTACGCCGCATGAGCCAGGGCTGCGTGCAGGTCGGTGATGGCGTTGCCGTGCTTCATGCGTCACCCCTTTCCTTCACCTCGGCATCGACGGCCTTCAGCTTCGCGCCGGCGTTGGTCACGATGGTCTTGAACTTGTCGTAGCCCTCGCGATCGGCGGCCTTGCGCGCGGCGTCTGCGCCCTGCTTCCACACGGTCTCCAGCTCCGCCGCGCTGGCGGCCTTCTGCGCCTTCTCGATCCACGCGGCACGGTCGAACACAGGCTTGTCGTTGGCAGCCGGCGCGGCCCTGTTGGCAAGCTCGTGTAGGCCCTCCTCGCCGTCGGTGTTCAGGTGGTATATGGCGTGATCCAGGCGCTCGGTCTTTGGCCACGTCTTGTGGGCGCGCTTGATGACCGTCTTCTTGGCCATCTCACCCCAGTCCGTGACCCACGGGCACTTCTTCTTCTTCTCAATCCAGGCCTTCCAGGCGCTCGAGCGATCTCGGATGTCGTTAATCTCGGCCACGCTCATGGCTTCGGTGAGGTAGTCGCCGTCGGCCGTCTTCACCACAACGTAGGCGCCCACCGGATCGCCGCGGTCGCCGCCGAACGGGTTGAACTGGTGCTCGGGCGGCTTGTCGTAGCCGTTCAGCGTGAAGCGGTCGTTGACGTGCACGATCGCCGCCTTGGCCCACTTGATCGACCCCGTCGCGGTGGCCAGATCGATGAGGCCCATGTACGAGATGTCCAGGCAGATCTTGCCGTCGCGCGGCACGAGGTAGGCCTGCTTCTTTGCTGGGTTCAGCGAGATGCCGATGGCCGCCACGTTGGTCACCGCGTTGATGACCGACTGCCGGTTCTTGGTGGCCAGGCCCAGCGCGTAGTCGTTCTGCTGCAGGATCTGGATCGCGAACTCAGCCTCGCGCTCGAAGCTGATGGAGCGGTCGGACAGGACCGACTCGAAGGCGTCTTTGGCGCCGTAGATGTCGCCCGTGATCAGGGCCAGTGCGTTGCTCATGCCGCCTCCTCGATCCTGCTGTATGCAGCGATGGTTGCGGCCGCGCGCACGATGGCCTGCTCGGCGTCTTCATTGCTGAGCCCAAGGGTGCTGGCCACAATCGAGACGATCTCCTGAGTGTGCTTCAGCTCCAGCTCCTGCTTGGCCTTGCTCTCAGCGGCTTCGCGTGCCGCGCGCTTGGCCTCCTCGGCGCGCTCAGCAGCCAGGCGCTCGGCCTCCTCGGCGCGGCGCCTGGCCTCGACCTCGGCCGCGATGCGAGCCTGCTGCTCGGCCAACTCACGGCGCTGCTGATCCAGCAGGGCCTGCGCCTCAGCCTTCTCGGCCTCGAACGCATCCTGCTGCGCCTTCATGAAGGCCTCGCGCTCAGCAGCCAGCCGGCGGGCGTTGGCGTTGGCTTCGTCGATTGCCTTCTGCGCGGCCAGTGCTGCCTCAGCGGCGGCGCGCGCGGCGGCCTGCTGCTGCTCCTGGCGCTGGCGCTCGAGCTCAGCGGCCTGCGCGGCCTGCTCGGCGCGGATGCGCTCGATCTCGGCGCGTTCGGCGGCCAGGCGCTCGGCCTCTTGCTCGCGCTCCAGGGCCGCGTCGTGCAGCTTGCGCAGCTGCTCGAGCGCCGTGGTCTTCGCGTCCTGAGCGTGCGGCTGGAACTCCTCGAACGACTCGTCGATCGCCAGCGCGTCAAGCTCAACGATCGCCAGCGCGATGTCGGATGAGGCCTTGCCGGCGGCAACAACGGGCGCCGCGGCAATCTCCTCGACCCGGGCGCGCAGTGCGGCCACGCGGTCCTGCTCGGCCTTGATGCGAGCCTGCCGCTCCTCTTCCCTGCGCGCCTCCTCGACCTTGATCTGCTGGTCTATCGGGCCCTCGATCTCCAGGATCTGCCCGGTGATGTACTCGGCGCGCTCGCTGATGTTGCGCTTGATCTCGTTGAGCGGCTTCTTGGCGGCATCGAGTGCGCGCTGCACTGCGTAGCGCGGCTCGCGGATCGCCAGGCGGGCAGCCTTCGCTTCGTCCATGCCCTTAGTGCTGCGCACGTCGAAGACGACGTCCGTGTACCGGGAACGAAGCTCGGTCAGGCCGGCCTGAACCTTCTCGAATTCCGTCAGCGTGGCGCTGATCAGGGCAAGGCTGCCCTGAGCTTCGGTGGGCTCCGGCGCGGATACCGCGACTTCCGCGGTGTTGGTGCTGCTCATAGTGACTCCTGGCGTTTCGTAGTTGACTCGGTCTGTTCTCAACAGACGGGCTCATTATCCAACAAATTGTTGGCGGCACAACAAAAAAATAATCCCGAGAGAATTACTCGGAGACCCGGAACGTCTGGTTGATTGCCAGGACCTGCTTCTGCCGCAGGCCGCTCATGCCGGCCAGGTGGAACACGCTCGCGGGCCTGCGCTTCTGGCGCTCCCGGTATCGGCGAGACACGACCTTGCCGGGCGTGGGGCGCGGCCTGGGCGCGTCTTCGCCGTCTCCAACCAGCCACACTTGCCGCGGGTAGATGCGGCCGCGTTCGGCCTCGCGCCGCCACGCTGCAATGCGGATGGCGCCATCGCGGCGCAGGCCCCGAAGGTGCGCGCGCACCGTCTCGCGGCTCAGGCCCAGCTCATCGCAGACCTCGTGGCACGTCATGCTGCCGTGCTCTGTGAGCACAGCCAGTACGGTTGCCTTGGTCACCGGCTCTTCTCCCACTCTTCGGCCTCGTAGCTGTTGCGCAACGCGGAGTAGCGCCACTTCGCCCTCTGGGCCTCGTTCATCGCCAGGTATCGCTCCTTGCGCAGGCGCTTCGCCTTGCGCGCATCCCAGTGGGACCATGCCCACGCGATCAGGATCAAGACCAGGATGGCGGCGCCGACGTAGATGGCGCCACCCTCCCAGAACCACTTCTCGATGGGGTTGCGGTACACGATGATGGAATCACTCATGGTTCTTCTCCTTCAGTGCGGCCTCGATAGCATGAGAGAGTTCCGTCATCGACAGCGGCAGCGGTGGCCTCCGCTGAAAACGCTTCTCTCTTTCCAGTTGGATCACGCTCTGTATTTCCTCCTCCGTCAACCCTCGCCACTCGCGGCGGGCAATGCGCGTGTAGTGCCTCTTGATGTTTTCGGGCTGCAAGTCGTATAGCCGTTGCGACAGAGGCTTGAGTCCACCAGCTTTGCATTCCCAAACCACCGGCTCCTGCTCCGGCTGCTCCGGCTGCTCCAGCGCGGCCCTGAGAGTGTCATGAAGCACCGCTCTTGCTGCCTCAAAATCACGCACGGTCGCAAAGTTGCGCATGGTGAACGCCAGCGCCTGCTGGACGACGGCGCGGGGTAGGGTGATCAGGTCAGCCACTTCCACACCCCCCACACAACCCCGCCCACCAGGGCAACCACGCCGACCCCGGCCAGCCCAAACACGACTCGGAAAAACCACTCGAGGCCCTGTCCTTCATATCGCCACTTCAT